AGCGCAGGAGACCTTACACAACGAGGAGCTACTGACTACTACCTTATTTGTAATAAGTCTTGGCCCTGACTGTTACAAAGATAAAACACGATTCCCTAGTGGACCTTGGTGTAAGAAAGGCGACTTTATTCTTGTCCGCCCTCACGCCGGTACACGTGTAAAAATTCATGGTCGTGAGTTCCGAATTATTAACGACGATGCGGTTGAAGCTGTGGTCCAAGACCCACGCGGTATATCCAGAGCCTAAAGGAGGCACAAATGAACGCAAAAGCCCAGAAAGCAGAAGATGAGTTTGATTTTGAAATCGAAGAAGAGCAGGAAGTTGCTGAGCAGGAGACTGTAGAAGAGCCTGAACAGGAAGAACCTGAGTTAGAAATTAAAGATGACACACCTGAAGAGGATCAGGGTCATTCTCCGATGCCTAAAGAAATTGTTGAAGAGCTTGAAGCCGATGAGTTGGAAGACTATTCGGAAAAAGTAAAGCAACGTCTGAAGCAAATGAAGAAGGTGTGGCATGACGAGCGCCGCGAAAAAGAAAAAGCGGCTCGTGAACAGCAAGAAGCTGTTCGTATGGCACAGCAAGCAATGGAGGAAAATAAACGCCTCAAAGCTAGTTTGTCCAAAGGTGAAGAAACCCTTGCGGAGACTTATAAACAAGCCGCTGAGCTTGAGATGAAGAACGCTGAGCGCACCTATAAAGAAGCTCATGAGCTTGGAGATACTGACCAGATGTTAGCCGCACAGCGTGAGTTAACTGCGGCTAATTATAAACTTCAACAAGCTCAAATGTTTAAACCGGGGTCTTTACAACAGAATGAGGTTAATGTACAACCTGAAACTAATGAATTTCAGGCTCCTCCGCCCGATCCCAAAACTGTTGCGTGGCAAGAGCGCAATACATGGTGGGGGCAGGATCCAGAGATGACAGCTCTTGCTCTAGGCTTACACCAAAAGCTGGAACAAAAGCACGGTGCTCAATATATTGGCACTGATGATTACTGGCAGACCGTTGATGCTACAATGCGTCGCCGGTTCCCTGAATACTTTGGGGAAGATGAAACGATTGACGGGGGCGGCAAGCCCGTCAAAAACGCAGAGAAGAAACCAGCCACGGTAGTTGCACCAGCATCCCGTAGCAGGTCTCCAAAAAAGATCGTGCTTACTAAATCGCAAGTCAATATTGCGAAGAAACTGGGATTAACACCCGAGCAATATGCTCGTGAACTGAAAAAGATGGGGAACTAATCATGGCTACACAAAATAAAGGTGCTTCTAACAACAGACTTGCACGCGAACTGGAAACAAGAACTACAACAGAACGCCCCAAGGCATGGCAACCCGCATCTGTTTTGCCAGAGCCAGACAAACAACCGGGTTATGCGTATCGTTGGGTTCGGGTGTCTCAGTTGAATCAGGCAGATCCACGTAACATGTCATCCAAGTTACGTCAGGGATGGGAGCCGGTTCGTATTGAAGAGCAACCCCAGTTCCAAACATTTGTGGACCCAGATAGTCGTTACAAAGACAATATCGAAGTCCAAGGTTTATTGCTCTGCAAGATGCCTAATGAGTTTGTTGAACAACGTAAAGAGTATTACGAGACACAAAACAAAGCTCAAATAGAATCTGTAGACAATAACTTTATGCGAGAAAACGATCCTCGGATGCCCCTGTTTTCAGACAGGAAATCCAAGACATCGTTTGGCAGAGGCAACTAAATATTTTTAGGAGAAAATCTCATGGCTTATGGTCTACGGCCTATAAAGCGTGCTGACGGAATGCCATATTCTGGCGCTGTCACACACTATTTGCTTGACCCTGCTGGAGAGGGAACAAACATCTTTAATGGACAGCTTGTTACTCTTGGAGCAGACGGTTTTATAGCACTTGCTGGTGGTGACGGTTCAGACGCTACCACTAACAACCTAGGTGGCAGTAGCATTGGCGCTATTGGCGTATTTGTCGGTTGTTCTTACTCTAATGACGAAGGTCAAACTGTGCATGGGCAGTATTACCCATCTGGTAAATTAGACGGCGTAGCGTACGTTGTTGATGATCCAAATGTACTGTTTGAAGCTGACCTAGATGAAGCGGCTACTCAAACTATGATTGGTAATAACACTGATCTTGTAGCGGTTCAGTCCACTTCTACAGGTAGCACTTTGACGGGCAACTCAACTTCTGCTTTGGACGGTACTACTGGTACAGCTACTAAAGCATTTAAGATCCTTGCGTTGCGTCCAACAACTGGTGCTAATGCGGTGTTAGTCAAAATTAATCCTGACTACCATCACATGACACGTAATACTGGTGTATAAGGAGTAATTAACGATGGCAATTTCACGCGCCCAGCTCCTTAAAGAGCTACTTCCCGGCTTGAACGCTCTGTTCGGTCTGGAATACCAAAAATATGGTGAAGAGCACACAGAAATTTTTGAAACAGAAACTTCTGAGCGTTCTTTTGAAGAAGAAACCAAATTGTCAGGATTTGGGCAAGCTCCTGTAAAGGATGAAGGCTCTTCCATTTCGTATGACAATGCACAAGAAGCATATACTGCCCGTTATACACACGAAACTATTGCTCTTGGATTCTCTATCACTGAAGAAGCGGTAGAAGATAACCTGTATGACTCTCTGTCATCTCGTTATACCAAGGCTCTGGCTCGTGCTATGGCGTACACGAAGCAAACCAAGGCGGCGGCTGTTTTAAACAACGGTTTTAACGCTAGTTTTGCTGGTGGTGATGGTAAGGCGCTTTTTGCGACTGACCACCCATTGGTGTCTGGTGGTACTAACTCTAACGAACCAGCAACTCCTGCTGATCTGAATGAAACTTCTTTGGAAGCGTCAGTTATTCAGATTGCGGCATGGACTGATGAGCGTGGCCTGTTAATTGCGGCAAAGCCAAATAAACTCATTATTCCACCGTCGTTAATGTTCGTTGCTACTCGTCTGTTAGACACAGAAGGACGTGTAGGCACTGCGGATAACGATTTGAACGCACTGCGCTCAAATGGAGCAATCCCGGGAGGCTACACAGTCAATCACTTCTTGACTGATGACGATGCTTGGTTCCTGACAACTGATGTGCCTAACGGATTGAAACATTTTGTTCGTGCTCCGATGGCTACAGGAATGGATGGTGATTTCGATACTGGTAACGTACGTTACAAGGCTCGTGAGCGTTATTCATTTGGGTTCTCTGACCCACTGGGAATCTTCGGTTCTCCGGGTGCATAAACCAAGTAGTGATAGGGGGTCTTCGGACCCCCTTTTTATTTGACTCAATGTTTTACCTATGCTTTATTAAGCATAACTAGGAAACGGGTGCGTCGGACTGACCTAGCAGACGACATGCAGACAGGCGCACTAAACTCGCATGTGAGGACATCGCAATGGCATCAACTACCTTTTCAGGTCCAGTCACCTCTACAAATGGTTTTGTGGGTGATATTCAAGTTCCTACTTATACAGTAGCAAGTGCTCCTTCTGCATCAGCCGCTGGTGCAGGGACGCTCGTATTTGTGTCTAATGGCGCGGCAGGTTCAGCAATTCTTGCTTTCTCTGACGGTACAAACTGGAAGCGTTCGGATACAGGTGCAACTATTTCAGCATCGTAAGAGGTGACTTATGAGTCGTTTTAAACCAGCTTCAGCAGAGGAAATGGCCGCTCGTGGGTTAAATGCTGATGGCACACCACTTAAAAAGGTAGAGCCCATTGCAGAAAAGAAGCCCGCGGCTAAGAAAAAGCCTAAAGCCAAGGAGAAGTAAGTATGTCTTCTGATGTTAAATCTAAGCGTGTTACTAGCACCGGCTCATTGGGTGTTGGACCCGCTAGGATACGTAGCCTTCATGTTCTTGTTGGTGGTGGCGCAGGTCGATTGACAATTACGGACGGTAACGGTGGAGAAACAGTATTAGATTTAGATTTTGCTCAGTCTGATACTGACTCTGTAAACATTCCTGATTATGGAATACGTTGTCCTTCGACTGGTGGTATACATATCGCTACGCTTACTAATATTACTGCGTTAACTGTATTTTACAGTTGAGGCATGTATGAGAGCGTATTACAAGAAGGGCGGTAAAACAGCCGCTTAGCAACGCAAAGAAGGTAAAAGCGAGTCTGGTGGCTTAAATGCCAAAGGCGTTGCTAGTTATCGTCGTGCTAATCCCGGTAGTAAACTCAAGACGGCTGTTACTACCAAACCCAGCAAACTCAAAAAAGGATCAAAGGCGGCTAAACGGCGTAAGTCATTTTGTGCGCGTATGAAAGGTATGAAGAAACGTCTAACTAGCGCAAAAACAGCAAACGATCCGAATAGCCGTATTAATAAAAGTTTACGTAAGTGGAACTGCTAGTGACTACTAAAGCTGAAAAAATACAAGAAGTTAAAGTGTCATTAGAAGACAAAGAACTACAGGCCGCAGACGTGTTGTTATTACTTGAAACTCATGAGTCGGAGTGTAGTTTAAGGTATGAGCGTATCGAGGAGAAACTAACCGATCAGAAGGCGTTTCTTGAAAAATTAGATCTGCGTATGTGGGGCATTGCCGCACTTATCGTAGGTGTTGCTGTAGCAGAGAGGTTTGTGTAATGAAAGATATACCGGAAGGCAACAAAGGGTTGAAGAAGTTACCTACAGAAGTACGTAACAAAATGGGTTATAAAAAGCGCGGTGGTAGTCTTAAAAAAATGAAACACGGTGGTAAATGCAAAGTAGACGGCATTGCTACACGTGGTAGAACTAAGATTAGGGGTAAATAACGTGCGTAGGTACTACAAGAAAGGTGGTAGCACAAAAGATGCTTGTTACCACAAAGTAAAAGCTCGCTATAGGGTATTTCCAAGTGCATATGCTAGCGGTGCTATTGCAAAATGTAGAAAAGTCGGTGCCGCAAATTATGGCAAAGGCGGGAAGAAAAAATAGTGGCTGTCCGTAAAACTGCTAAAGGAGCCGCGTTAAAACGTTGGTTCAAAGAGGAGTGGAAAGATGTACGAACAGGAAAGGCATGCGGTCGTAGAAAAGGTGAGAAGCGTGGTACGCCGTATTGCCGACCTAGTAAAAGAGTTTCTAGCAAAACTCCGAAAACGTCAGGAGAAATGACATCAGCGGAGAAGAAAAAACGTATCGCACAAAAGAAACGACTAGGACAACCTGCAGGTAAGCCAAGACGTGTGCAAGCGGCTAGAAGGAAGAAGAAATAATGGCAAAAGACCCAAAAGTAGGAACCGGCAAAAAACCGAAGGGGTCTGGCCGTCGTTTATATACGGATGAAAATCCAAAAGACACGGTGCCGATAAAGTTTGCGACAGAAGCAGATGCTCGCGCTACAGTGGCTAAGGTTAAAAAAATTAGCAAACCGTTTGCTAGAAAAATACAAATCTTGACGGTGTTGGAGCAAAGAGCAAAAGTAGCGGGTAAGCAAAAGCAAGCCGCTATAGCTAAACGGGGCAAAGAGGCCATAAGGAAACAACAGAAAAGGTGAAACTATGAAAAAAGCTAAAGGGAAAGCAGTTGGTGGAACTATGAAACGCACCAAGGGCATGGCTAAAGGTGGTGCTATGAAACGCACTAAGGGCTACGCCAAAGGCGGAGCGATGAAAAAGACCAAGGGCATGGCTAAAGGTGGTGCTATGAAAGGTACCAAGGGTTACGCCAAAGGTGGAGCAATGAAGAAAACTAAAGCTACCAGCAGAGGCGGCGTTGCTAGAGGTATGGGCGCGGCTGTTAAAGGCGGAAAATATAGTCGGAGCGGTTGATGTCTTATTTGATATCTAACTGCCCGTCATTTAAATGCTGGGTACGTAGAGAGTTTACCTGTAACCATCAGCAGTATCATGGACAATACCTCCATGCTCTTGCTTTTGCTGTGAATACTATCCCTGACCGGTCTTTGACGTTTCAGGTAGTGTTTACGGGCTGTGAAATAGATGATCCTGAATCAGGGATCGAAGAGAATATTCACGGTGGTGCAATGTGGGCAAGAATGCCCATAGAGGCTTTAGTTGCAGACATTCCACTAGAAGAGTGGCCTGATAGAATGGAAGATCACTTGTGTCAGCCTTGGGACTGTGAGTCTCGGCACCACTCGGTAATTGTCATGGATAGAGTGAGTTCTAGTCCTTGGATTGCCAAGATTGATGGAGAGTTCTATCAATCGAGATATATGTTCACGGTAGATTATACGGAGAATGAAATTGCAGACTCCGCTGACCAGCACAAACAATCCCATGTGATGTACTTAACAGAAGGTCCGTGGGAGGGTAATATCGTGGCGTTGCCTAATAACAGGGTTAGAGCAACATCTCCTGCGCTATGGAGAACTGGAGAAGGAGCGCCTGACTTTGCACCTAGCCAGTATTTGCATTCAGCAGAAGGTCACTCTAGTTATACTGACCCTGCAATTACTTTTGATAATTTGTATCAGGACTAGAAGGTTGAAAAATAATGGCAACGTCAGGCACAACAACATTTGACTTAGATCTTAACAGTCTTGTTGAAGAAGCGTTTGAGCGTTGTGGAACTGAATTACGCACGGGATACGATTTACGTACAGCTAGGCGTAGTCTGAATTTACTGACCATAGAGTGGGCGAACCGCGGTATTAATCTTTGGACAATTGAAGAAGGTTCTGTGGCTTTGACTCAAGGGACAGCAACTTATGCTTTGCCCGCCGATACTATTGATTTACTCGACCATGTCATACGCACAGGCACTGGCACTGGCCAATCAGATCTTAGCATTACAAGAATTAGTGTATCGACATACGCTAGTATACCTAACAAAAATGTACGGGGGCGTCCTGTGCAGTTGTGGATTGATAGAGCGGCTTCAGCTCCTAGCGCAAATTTTTGGCCTGTACCAGATAGCAGTTACACGCTTTCGTACTGGCGTATGCGTAGGATTCAGGACGCAGGTAACGGTGTAAATACGCAGGATATTCCTTTTCGCATGCTTCCATGTTTGGTAGCAGGGCTGGCTTACTATTTATCGTTAAAGATACCAGAGGCGATGAATCGTATTGAGATGCTAAAAGCATCTTACGAAGAGCAATGGACTTTAGCTTCGTCGGAAGATAGAGAAAAAGCTTCATTACGACTTGCTCCAAGAGAGTTCTTTTATTAGGAGGCGGTATGTCTGGTAGCTTTGCCGCTGGTAAAAAAGCCCTTGGAATTTGTGATCGTTGCGGGTTTCAGTACAAGTTAAAAGATTTAAAACCTATTACAATCAAAACAAAACAGGTAAATATTTTAGTATGTCCAACATGTTGGGAACCAGATCACCCACAATTACAAGTTGGTATGTATGTTATAGAAGATCCACAAGCATTGCGTAACCCTAGACCAGATACCAGTTACGTTCAATCTAGAGCTACACAATGGGGCTTTAACCCAGTAGGTGTTAGTGATCCACATGGGTTAAACTTACCGAATAATTTAGTAGCTACTGGCTTAGTAGGTACTGTAACGGTAACGGTATCGTAGGAGTTTTGATGAATTACACTACGCTGTTTCAAACCATAAAAGGGTATGTAGAAAACGATTTTCCTGTGACGACGTTTACTGATCCTACTAATACGTCTAGTGATTTTAGTAGTAAGGCTCAGATTGATACTTTTATTAAACAGGCTGAACAACGTATATTTAACGGAGTTCAGATCTTAGATTTACGTAAAAATGTAACTGGAAACACCACTACTAACAATAAGTATGTGTCTTTGCCTACTGATTGGATTTCTACATTTTCAGTGGCAGTTATTGATGGTAGTGGAAATTACAGTTATTTACTTAACAAAGACGTAAATTTTATTAGAGAGTCTTTTCCTAACCCCACCGCTACAGGCTTACCCACACATTACGCACAATTTGATAAGGATTCGTTACTTGTCGGACCTACGCCTAACGCTGTGTATTCTGTAGAGCTACATTATTTTTACTATCCCGAGTCTATTGTGACTACTACTAATTCATGGGTTGGTGATAATTTTGACTCTGTTCTTTTGTATGGGGCTTTATTAGAAGCATATACCTTTATGAAAGGTGAACAGGATGTTATAGCGCAGTATCAAAAACGCTATGATGAGGCATTCGCACAGCTCAAACTGTTATGCGAGGGTAAAAATCGTCAAGATTTTTATAGAACGGAACAAGCTAGATATTCAGTGACATAAGGAGCTAAAAATGTCAGGGATTACACAAGCAATGTGTACTTCGTTCAAAAGCGAACTTTTGGGCGGATTTCACGATTTAGATACTGACCAGTTAAAAATGGCTTTAATTAAACCAAGCCCAAGTGGTACTTATGGTGCGGCCACTACTAACTATTCAGACGTTACTGGTAACAGCGATGAGGTAGGTACTTCTGGTACTAATTATTCCGCCGGAGGTGTTGATTTAACCGGAGCTGTAATTACTGTTTCTGGAACGACAGCGTTTTTGGATTTTACTGATAACGCAGTATTTAGCACAGTAGATTTAGATGCTAGAGGAGCTATTATTTATAACTCTTCAAAAGCTAACAGAGCTGTTTGTCTTTTAGATTTTGGAGAAACTAAGACAGCTACTGACGGTGACTTTACAGTAGTGTTCCCAACTGCTGGAGCAACTACAGCGATTATTAGGATTGCCTAATGGCACTCGTCCTTGCAGATCGTGTCAAAGAGACTACGGCTACTACAGGTACGGGTACGGTTAATCTTGCGGGTGCACAAACTGGGTTCCAGACGTTTGTTGCGGGTGTAGGTAATTCAAATACCACCTATTACGCAATCGTAGACGGAAGCACAGGTGCTTTTGAGGTTGGCATCGGTACAGTTACTGACGCATCCCCCGATACTCTTTCTCGCGATACAATCCTACAATCATCAAACAGTGACAGTGCGGTTGATTTTTCTGCTGGAGCAAAAGATGTGTTCTGTACACAACCCGCCGATAAAGCGGTGTTTAAGGACGCCTCCAGCCATTTAGCTTTGACAAATCTTGTTACAAACACAGGAGCAATTGAGCTTGCAGGAGGTGTTTCTTACGATCCAACTTCTGCAATGGGTTCCGGCTCTGGAGCAGACACTGCAACAGACGTAGGATCGCTCTTGGATCAGGTATTAGAATCGTTGGCTCTGCCTCAGGTTATATAAGAACACTGCTTGAGTGGAACAACGGCAGTACAATAGACATTGGCCAAACAGGCACTTCTTTAATCTCAGGAACCAATGTATACGCAGGAGCGGCTGGAGGTGTCTCTTTATATAAAGGAAGCACGAAAAGACTTGAAACAACATCATCTGGTGTAGACATCACAGGTAATATAACCGTTTCTGGCACTGTTGATGGCCGTGACGTAGCCACTGATGGCACAAAGTTAGATGGCATCGAGTCTAATGCTACAGCAGATCAAACTGCCTCAGAGATTCTCACAGCAATTAAAACAGTTGACGGTGCAGGCTCTGGGCTAGATGCAGACACGCTTGACGGCACTGAGCTTGCCGCGCTTGCAACGGATGCTGAAGTAGCCGCTATACAGCAAGACATTTATAACACTGCTGGAGCGCAATATACGTTA